TTACACATTAATAAACCATTTTCTTGATTTAATTTTTCTACACTTGTAGTAAATAAAGTTAATGAATACATACCATAATATTCACTATCATCAATAGTATTTCTATATGTTGTGCCTATAAACTCTTTAAACTCTCTAAATTGTTCTATATCAACACCATTAAACTCTGGTGCAGAGATATTACATAAAGCATAACCACTTAAAGCACCAAATCTAATAGTTTTAGCAACAAATTCTTTCGCAACAAAGTTTAAATATGCTTGTATATCTATCTTTTTAGATAAAGGGAAATAAAAAGTAATTCTATGTGTTTGAGCAACTATATTAACATTAGGTATAGCATCATACTCGCCATCAGGTAAATCTATAAAAACAGGTATAAAGTTTTTGTGTGTTTGATTATCGGCAACACTATCAATAAAACTCGCAGGTGTTTTTACTTTGAAAAATAAGTCTAATTGCTTATTTGTAGCAATATTATTAAGTATTTGTTCTACTTTATATGCTAATTCACTAATATCTATCATATAACCCCCTATTTTACTAATTTACCATTATAATTTCTTATAATAAAATCAATAGCATATTTAACACTATCATTACTAATAAAGTTATCGTGCTTATGAGAACCTGTATGATAAACTTTTTTAGCAAATACTATTTTACCATTATATTCAAATCTTAAATAATTACAAAATCTTGGTGTAATAACATGTGGTGCAGTTCCATTTTCAAGATAAGGAACATAATTAACACCATATCTATTTAAAGGTTTAGTGCAGTCAAATGTAATACAACTTGTATTTTTATCTATCTTTTGATAGTAAATTGCTTTATCTCGCATTGTTCCACTATCAACAGGTATAAATTGTTGTCTTTTTAAACCAAAGACTATTCTATTTGTAATTTGTGCGACACTTGGTAAGTTATTCATAATTTTATTATAACATTATAATTGTGATATTGCTTTAAACCCAAATTATTAATATCGTTAAAAGGAGTAGATTAGTGCTTATTGGAAACACTATCTTTTGCTATATTGATTTAATAAGGATAAGAACTGACTATTTATTGGAAGCAATTAATGAGCAGTTTAAGGTATTTATTATATAAACCATTTCAAAGGTTAAACTCGCAATATCTAAACTCAAAGGTTTAGTTTTTAATTGAAATGTAAAGAAACTATCTTAATGTAATATATTTAGGACAATTATTCTTAACATAATCATTAGACATACGATATTGACCCATTTTCCTACTTTCTTGTAAAGCAGGACATACATTATCAATAATTTTCATATCACCTAAATAATCTACTTTATCATTTATATCAAATGAAATAGGACTTTGAACATATAAGATAACACTTGTATTATGAGTTATAAAACCACTTACTCTTTGTAAAGCATTAATTTCTTGATCGGTAGATACTCTCGCATAGAACTTAATACCACTATTTTCATAAGTGTTAAGATTAGGTTTTTTCTTATATAAGTAGCACTCTAAATTAGCACCATTTCTAACCATTTTTAATAACCCCACAAGTCATATCTATTGTTAGATAATCTAACACCATAATCACCTAAATAACATAGATTAATAGGTTTAGAAAAGGCAATTAAAATATCTTCGGCATCAACACATAATCTATTTTCTCTAATAAACTTTCTATCAATATTAGTTCCCCTATTAAAGTCAATAGCACTTTCATCGGTAATATCAGTCATACCACTTTCCATATCGGCAATAAGTTGTGCTTCCATACTTTCTCGCATAACTTTTCTACCTTCTTCGGTGCAAGATAAAACTAATTCAACTAAATCAAAGTTATTAGTATTACAATGTAGTTTTAAATAAGCATACACTTTTCTACTAATCTTATCTAATGTTCTTTGTAATTTCATAGCATTATCGCCATAAATAGACATATCAATAGTAGGGTTAGTAGTAGCAATTATGTATCTATGATTATACTTATCATAAACCAAAGATTTATCATCATAAGGTTTTATTAAGTTATCTAATCTTACATTAGGCATATTTTAATTTCCTTTCAATTTAATAAAAAGGGTAAGTGTAGGTATTCCCCACACCTACCCCTTAATTTTAGTAATTAAACCCTATTAAGCAGGGATTTTCTTACTTGCGATAGCGACAGTTCCATCACTACCGACAGCACAAATATTTAAGTATTTGTTGGCTGCTAAACTTGCTTCACTCTTTGCACTACCACTTGTAGCAGTTCCTTTGACTGCACCTTGAGTAGTATAAGCAGAATAGAAAGCACCAAAAGTAGAAACAGGTGCATCAGTTTGGACATAGCAAATAGTAGCATTAGCAAGGTTAGTAGATTTAGCAGTATCTAAATCAGCATAAACTTCGGCACTAACAGTGAAACCACTTGATTTAGTGACGGCAGTAAATGTGATAGTAGGTAATAATCTTGATCCAACACCTTTAACACACCAATTAACATCACTTGCCCATAATGTTTTTAAACCAACAAATGGATTAACAAAAGTATTTTGGACTAAATGAGCATTTGCTTTTTGATAGAAACATTTACAACCATATTTAACTAAAGGTTGAATAATGATACCTTGTCCCCTTGGGTCATCAACTACTTTAAAGTTTTCTTGTGTAGAAACACCACGAGCAGTTCCAACATCACTTGATAAATAACCCATATATTTTGCATCTAAATCACCATAAGGTAATCCTAAGAAATCTTCGGCAATAGATACAACATAAGGAGTAATGATATGAACAGGAATACCACCAATCATACCAACATATCCGTTTTCTCTAACAGTTTCAATAGCATTTGGAGAAATACCACCTTTTGCTACCATTCCTTGACCTTCGCCACTAACAATACCGTTATTTAAGACTAAAACACCTTTAGCATAGAAAGTAGCATACCAATCACTTTGTAAGACATAGACTAAACCTTTATCAGGGAAAGTAAAGAAACCATGTTCGGCATCTCCCTTAAATAATTTTTGTCTTGCTTCCATACACTTGATAGCAAGATTATCAGTTCCATCAGTATAAGAAACTTCATTCTTTTTATCAGGTGCTTCACAATAAGTAGCAAAGAACTTTTCGGCAAAAGTCATACCATTTAAGATATTAGTTTCGCCAATAACAAAGTTAGCAATTTCAACACTTGCTAATTCAACAGGTATCATTGCTTGAGCAACATTAGGAATTAAAATTAAATCATCAATAATTCCCATAGTTTTGATAGATACATTTTCACTTTGTGAATAATGACCATCTTTACCATAATAACCACCATTTCTTGCTTGTCCTAATTCTCTTGCGACAGGTTTAAATGGTTTAATTCTTCTAACAACGATTTCGGCACTTGCCATAACATCTGCACTTGCAGTGAATTTGTCGGTAATACCTCTACCATTTGTTTCAATAAGACCTTGACCAACTGCTTCAATAGTAGAAGCACTGAAAAGTCTTTGAGCAGATAATCCATTGATATAATCTGCTTGTGTGTCTGCTAATAAGACACTTCTTACACTCTCTTCAATAGGCATAAGTTAAATCTCCTTTTCTTTTAATAACCACGATTTGCTTTTTCCAAAGCCCTTTTTAAGGCATCTCCACCCTTTTCACTCTCTTTTTTAGGTGAAACATCGTGTTGTAAGCCAATATCTTTGACTTCTTCCACTTTAAGACCCTTAATAAAATCTTCAACAACATTTAATCTTGCGAAAGCACTATCTAACTTGTCTTTAAGTTCTTTGTTTTCTTTTTGTAAAGTTTCAATTAAGACATTATTAGTTTCTTTATGTTCTTCATTAAGAGTATCAATATCTTCATTTTCTTTATCTACATTATCAATGTTGTTATTTTCAGTAGGATTAGGTTGTTCTCCTACATCTTCGGTTGCTTTTTCTTCAACCTTTTCATTTTCAACACCTTTTTCATTGTCTTTTTCAACTACTTTTTCATCTTCTTTGACTACTTCTTCATTGTTATCTTCAACTTTTTCGGTATTGTTGCTATTATTTTGGGCATTTTCAAATGATTTCATATCATTTTCATCAAAACCATATTTTTCCCCAACTTTTTTAGCATCATTTGGCATAATTTCTTATTCCTTTCCCTAACAAATAAGCATTTCGGCTACTTAATCTTTGATATTTCGCTTATTATTCATTAGTTATTTTTATTATCAATTAGAAAAACTCTAATTTCAAATCTTTTTATTTCTTTTTTAAAAACTCTAATACTTGTTTATGTTCTCTTTCATCGGCAAGTATAACTTCTAAAGTATTAACTACTTTATCATCTTTCTTTTCTTTAAAATAGTTAATTGCTTTTTGATAACCATTAATTGCTTCTTCTTCATCTGCAATTAACATATCTAACATAGAAACACCATCTTTGATATTAGATTTACTATTTTTATCTTCATCTTCTTTCATAGTGTTAGTTTTGTTAGTTTCATGATCATTTACTTTCTTTTCATCATTAGTAGTAGCATTAGCATTACCACTACCATACTTTCCTGTTGTATGGTCATAACTTTGTTGATGACCTTTTCCACCTTCTTTTAATGGCATAGACTTTACCTCCCTTAATTAAATACCATATTGACCACTTGTAGAAACAAATACTGCTTTTCTTCTATCGTTATCTTGTTGTTGTTCTCTTGCTTTGATAACCATACATTTAATAGCATCTTCATCTTTATCAGGATAAAGTTGTCTAATTGCTTCTTCCAAGTCAATAATACCTACTTGTAATTGCTCTAATATTCTCTTTTGCTTTTTATCTTTATTCTCTAAACTTGGTGTTCCAAATCTAACTTTAATCTTTGTAGATTTATTGTAATAAAGTAAAACTCTTTCAATAAGTCTTGTAATAGGTGCGATAAAGTGTTCTCTTTGTTGATAAATATAAGCCATAGAAATATCATCTTCGGCATCAACTTCAGTAGCAGTCTTTTGTGCTTGACCTTGTGCTAAATAACTTGCGAACATTTTAGGAGAAACACCTATCATAGTCGCACATTTCTTAATTATATCATCAGTAAGTTTAGTAATTTCTTCAACTCTATATTCAAATTGAATAGATTTAGGTTGCCCACCATTAGGATCATTACTATCATAATTTTGATACATGGCATCATCTAAAACCCCATTAAAAGGTGTCTTTAATGCTAAATTAATACCACTATCTTCGGTAGCACCAAAACCACCATCTTGATTTAAACTAAATTGTTTAGGTAATAAAACTGTGCCTTTACCTAAATATAAATCTCTTGCTCTTAAAGACCAAGCATAATCATAAAACATAAAATATTGTGATAATTGACTAATTAATGAATTACCAAAGTTAGCAGTATTAGTAGTCATGTCTTTACCACCATACTTTAATAGTTCAACACCCAAATAATCACTAAAAGGTAAAGGTTGTGGTTTTCCTATTTGAATAGCACCATAATTATCTTTAATTTGGTCTTTAATCTTTTGTGGTAATTGTTTATAATCTACACACTCATAAGTAGTATCATTAACATTAGGCATTAAATTAGAGTTAGCAGTTCCAAAGTAGGCACATACATAATATTCAACCATAGGAATATTAGCACCTTTCTTATAGATAATAGTATCATTAACTCTTTTAATAATCTTTTCTTCATCACACTCTTTGAAAAATCTATGTTCTACTAAAAAATAATTTCTAACTTGTCTTTCTTCATTTTCTTTAGCAATTTCATAAATAAAGTTTTTAATGAAAAATCTTGCTTCTAACACTTTATCTCTACTATCACTATCAAAATAGAAACAATCTTGTCTTACTGCTTCAACCCATAAGTTATTATTAGCAACATTGAGTTTTAAACAAGGACAAGCACCTGCCATACTTACTGTAATACCTTGTAATACGGCATCATCTAAACAATTATTTTTCCACTCGTAATTTAAAAAGTTTAATGCTAAATCAACATCTTCTCCACTACCTACTCTTTCAAAGATTAATTTACCACCTTTAATACTTGTAGCAAGACCTTTAATCAAAGCAGGGCATAATTGCATTGAGAAAATACCATTTACGGCACTATGAAAACCCCATACATAACCATCTAACCACTCTAAACTTGATTTTACTACTTGTCTATAATAATCTCTATAAGCATTAGGTAAAAAAGAATAGAATAAGTTATTATTTTTAAATGTAAAAGTTCTATTCATTTGTAGTGCTATGTAATCTTGGCACATAGGTATTTGAAATCCATAATTCTCATTAGCCATAGGTATTCCCCTTTCGCATTAGTTATGCTTGTTCTTTATTTGCTTGTTCTTTTAATTCTTGTTTCTTTTGTTCTTGTAAAAGTTTCTTATTTTCTTCTGCTTCTCTAAATAATTCACCTACAAGTGTTCTCTTATCTACTTTTAAATGTTTTAAAAGCACTTGAAAATTGATGTCTAAATTAGTCATCATTGTAGTTAAAGCACCTATATAATCTAATAGGTGTTCGCAAGTTTCATATAAGTATTGGCACTTATCTTCATTAGATAAACCCCTTATATCAAACTTTCCATTTTCAACTCTTACTCCATCGGGAATAACAGGTTTGGCGAGTAATTTATCTAATTTCTCACCTTTCTTTTGTAATTTTGTAATTGGCATAATTATCTACTCCTTTCATTATATACCATATTATATAATTATTTGTTTAACATTTCTTTGACTACATAGTAGTCTTTTCTAAATCTACTAAAATAAGTTAAGTATTGCATATTAAATGGATTTTTATACCACATATTAATAGCATAAGTAAGACTATCAGTAGCATCATTAGGTATTAAAGGCATATAACCATTGTTTTTATCATTCCAAGCAAGTCTTGTTAATTGTGTAATTAATGGATTACCTCTAACTTGAACATTTCTTACATAATCTTGATAATAACCTTTATCTAATATATATACCATATTTTTTGATAAAGTGCTTTGAACTACACCTACCATTTCAGGTATTGTTTGTTTCTTATAAGCAAAGACTTGCCCATAAGCACCTAATATAGTTCTAACATTAACAATAGCATCACTACTCGCACTATCACAACTAAATATGATAGGCACTTTTCTATTTAATAAGTCAAACTCATTACATAATTCTAAAAACCATTTCTTAACAAAGTTCTCTATTAAAAAAGCACTACCATATACACCACTCTTAATAGGGTCGTGATAAAAGATAGGTAATACCATACTTTGACCATTATTTAATATCGCTAAAGGAGAAAATACAGTAGCATCGTTATTTACGGCAAAGTCGCAACCTATAACTACCATTTGAATAGAAAACTTACTTTGATTAATTAAATAATCTTTATAAGTAATAGTATGTAAGTCTTGATTAAACATAGGATAAATAAGACCTTCGGCACCACTTGGATTACCCATATAAAGATAATCATAAAATGGTGGATTATCGTGTTTAATCTTTAATATATCTTTTATTTCATAATCAGTTAGAAAATCACTAACATCTTCCCAACTTGTTTTAATAACTAACCAATCACTATCTTTTCTTTTTCTTTCACACCATTGATTAACCCAATGTAAAGACCAGTTAGGTGGATTAAATAAATATATCATTTTATATTTACCATCTTTAGACATTCGCCTTAATAATGATGACCTTGCTTGTTCTAATTGTTCTTCATCTTCAAGTTCTTGTAATTCTTCAAATACTGCAATACCAACATCGTGTAAAGTTTTAATACCTTTAGTTCTATCTCTACCACCACCAAGACCGATAAAGTGCATATCACCAGACCTTTTTATTCTATGCATAGCAAGTGGAGCAGTAGTAAAAGTAAATTGTTTCCTTAAACTTTCTATATCACTAACACAAGATACTGCTTCTGCATATATAGAGTTTCTAATACTACCATAACTCGCTCTACCATAAACAACATCTTTATAAGGGTTTAACGCCATATATAAACTACAACCTAATACTACATTTTTAGTTTTACCACCACTACGCCCACCATAGAAAATAATGTTATGTGGTGTATTTTCATCTAACAAGACTTGATAAATACTTGCTAAACTAATCTTATCATTACCCTTCATTATTTGTAGTTTCCCCATTTTCAACTAAAACACTTTGTTCTAATTGTTTAATTCTATCTTTTTGAGTAGTGCTTTGACTTTGAATAATATTAACTTTTAAAGGTTTAATCTCATCTTGCTCAACTTTATTATTATCAATTTTAATATTATCTAATTGCATTTTAGATTTTTGTTCTAATAATTTAGCAACATTATAGATATTAGATATTTCAACATTTTTAGTAAATGTATTCATTTTATCATTAAGCATAATACTTACTGCTCTATCAATTAAAGACTGTAAAATATCAATATCTTTTTTAGATTTTAAAGTTTTAGCAATATTAGATAAATTAGATATATCATTATTATTATTCTTGTAATTAGACTTATAAGCCATACTACTCCTTTCTTTATGTATATATTATAATATGCGAGATTAGTAAAAATAAAACCAAAATATTTTTAGATAATACTTTTATGAAATAAACTTTTTATAGACCGAGTAATTAGAAATTAAAGAAAAGTTTAAAGGGGTATTCCCTATTCTCTCTCTTTTCATTTTGGGTGTATATAAGGGGTATGATCTAATCAACATATCTTTATATAATGTTATCATTCTATCTCTATATCTTAATATCTTTATATAATGCTATCGTTCTATAATTATATCCTTATATCTTTATATACATATATCTTTATATATTATTATTATTTAATACCATTGTAAATCATCAATAATTAAATCCTTTTAAAATAGACTAATACACAATGATCCTATATATCTTTATATATTATTATTAATTCTTATTTAATATAGTTATATAGAGTTATTTATAGTGATTTTTAAGTGGTTTTAATTTCTTATAATCTTTTATTTTTAATTT